GATTGGGTAATAATGCGGATGAGTTAATGACTGCTTCGCAGTTATTTGACAACATCGTAATACGCCCGATGCAAGAAACCATTCTTGACGGCTTGGACAAGATCCTGGCTTACAACGACATCTCTTTGAATCTATATTTCAAGACCCTTCAGCCCATTGAGTTCACCAATGCCACGATAACGGACAAGCAAACGATTGAAGAAGAAACAGGCGTTAAGATGTCAAGCCAAGCTCCTACTTTTAGCAAGGAGGAGGAAAGTGCTTGGATTGAAGAACTGCGGGGAAAGGGAGAGGTCATTGATTTAAACGAATGGGAACTCATCTCCGATGAGGTAGTCAATGACCCAGACAATGAGGATTCCCACCTCTCCAAGCAATACAATTTTGGCGTTGAGGATTACTCCGATGCGGAAGGCGAAAGCCGATTTGATAGCGGTCTTTACAAAATACGTTATGCCTATACCCGCAATTTGAGTGCTAACTCTCGTAGCTTTTGTCGAGAGATGGTAAGTGCTGCTAATGATGGGGTTGTATTCCGCAAGGAGGATATTGATATGATGTCTTTCTCTGGTGTCAATGGACAGTTCGCCCCTAAAGGGCGTAACGTCTATTCCATTTGGAAGTGGAAGGGAGGCGCATACTGCCATCACGCCTGGAGGCGTTTGGTATATTTCCGTAAGAGAAATAACAAAGGAGAATTTTTGCCAGATGCTGGTTTAGCAAATGACAAAGTAGTAAGTACAGAAGCTGCTATCAAAGCAGGAGTACCGAGCAAGAAGCTAAATCCAAGTGCTTGGGATGAAGCACAAACCCGACCAATTGACACACCTAATAGAGGCTCATTAAAGAATAAATAATGGCAACGGCACTATTCATAACACGACAGGATATCGTTCGCAACACGGCTCTTGGGGGCAATGTAGATACGGACAAGTTCATCCAATTCATTAAGATCGCCCAGGAGATACACGTTCAAAACTACTTGGGAAGTAAGCTCTACGATAAAATTTCGGCAGACATCATTGCCGGAACACTATCTGGCAACTACTTGACATTGGTTAACACCTACGTCCAACCCCTTTTGATTCATTTCGCAATGATGGAATATTTGCCGTTTGCAGCCTATACCATCGGCAACGGAGGGGTATACAAACACCAGAGCGAGAACTCTGCGAGTGTGGACAAGACAGAAGTTGACTTCTTGATTGAGAAGGAGCGTAAGATTGCGGAGTTCTACGTCCGCAGATTTGTCGATTATATGACCTACAACCAATCATTGTTCCCAGAGTACTACGCCAATGTCAATGACGATATGTACCCCGATCAAGATGTTCAATATAGCGGATGGGTATTATGAGCAAGAAGCGAAACTACGAACCCAAGAAGGTCAACGTACTAAAGCTAAAAAGTTATTTAATTAAGAAAGGCAACGATGGCAAACGCAATTAATTGGGGGGAGATATACTGCTCCACCTATTTCGGAGACGAGGACTACAACACCCGCACTTTAGGGGGTGATGGTGTTCCCGCTTGTTTTGATAATGCGTTTACCTATGCGGAGGCTTTTGCTATTCGCGTTGCAGCTGATGGCGGAACGCTGGAAGGCTTTGTTTGTTTGGAGAATGCGATTGACGCTTTAAACTATAATTGATTATGAGTTCATTTTTTGACGATGCCTCTTTGGTAATGATTCCTTCGGGATACAAGGACGGCAAGGTCTATTCAGTAAAACCAACAAGCGGAGCTGGTGATTTAACCTTCACCCGTAACAGTAACGCCACAAGGGTAGATGCCAACGGGTTGGTGGAGAAGGTGCGTACAAATAGCCTCTTGCAGAGTAATACTTTTGATACTACTTGGGCTATAACAAGAAACGAACTCACTCCAAACGCTATAACTGCTCCAGACGGAACACCTACGGCATACAAAACTGCTGCCAATGCTAATATTGTAGCTAATTCATCACGGATATATCAAAACATTTCAGTTAGTGGTGTAAACACTATTTCTATTTATGCTAAAGCGGGAGAGATTACCGAAATGCTTTTGTATGCAATAGGGGCTAACGATGGTGCTTATTTTGATATTTCCAATGGTTCTTTTGTTAGTTATTATCTTGGAAGTACCGCTATTGATTATGACATTATTGATTTAGGCAATGGGTGGCATAGGTATTCTTTAACATTTAATACGGGAATTACACGCTACGAAATCTACCTATCAAAAAGTGGAAATTATGTTTCAGATTACACACTTGGCGAAGGTTTTTATATTTGGCACTCACAAGCAGAGCAAGGGTTAGTAGCTACGGACTACATTGAAACCACTACAACGGCAATGAGTGAGTTTGCGGGTGTTACCGCCTCAAGCGTTGCGGATGTTCCCCGCCTTGACTATTCGGGGGATTGCCCTTCGTTGTTGCTTGAGCCTCAAAGGACAAATTCTTGTGCATTTAGTGAGTTCATAGGTTCTTACTTTTTCTACGCCAATGCAAGCGCTACGAATAACGCAACAACTTCACCCGAAGGCGTAACGAACGCAGCAAGTATTATCCCCGATGCAACAAACTACATTCATCAAATAGCATCCTCAAACATTACGGCAAGTGGTTCATTTACTTTATCCGCTTTTGTAAAAGCGGGAGAATTAAACAAGGTGGCGATTCGTGAAAATTATGCAACGGGAGCATATGCTTCGTTTGATTTATCTACGGGAACAAAGATTGAAGATAATGTCAGCGGTGATGCATTTATTGAGTCGTATGCCAACGGTTGGTATCGCATAGGCGTAACCTATACATATAGCGGAAACATTCGCTTGGGTATCAATTTACTTTCTAATTCCTATACAACGGGCAATCCATCAAGCGGTGCAACTTATTGGAGTAGCAACGGAACGGACAAATTGTATGTATATGGTTTGCAATGCGAATTAGGAGCGACATACCAAACATCCTACATCCCCACCTACGGTACTACGGTAACTCGCTTGGCTGACTCTTGTAGCAAGACGGGTATATCTTCCTTAATTGGGCAGACGGAGGGGACTATTTACACGGAGGTGAATTTCAGCAAACTAACGGGTACTGTTCCGCGTGAGTGGTTTATTATTTCGAACGCCACCACTTCGGCTACTTCGGATTGGATAACTGTTTCAACAAGTGGAGCTGGTACGAACTTACTTCGGGCTCGTATTGCACAATCGGGAACAATAAAATACGACAAACAATACTCACTCCCCTCCGCTGGAGTTTACAAAATGGCACTTGCTTATAAATCGGGAGATTGTGAATTGTATGTGAATGGTTCAGCTGTCGGAACTGTTGCTACCAATTCGGCTTTTACGCTGTCAATGGATAGAATTATTACATCTTTTACCAGCGGTACTTTTGAATTAGGCGATGGCCTAAATCAAGCTCTCCTATTTACGACCCGCCTTTCCAACGCTGACCTTGCAAACTTGACTGCATTATGAGATTCTTAAAATACGAGTTTAAAAACCCAACGGCTTGGGAGACGGCAAAGGCCGAGATTGAAATCACCGATTCGGAGGGCAACGTATACTACGACCCCTCAAAGGTGGTAGCCGTACACTATATCGGCAACCTATGCGATAAATGGGGCGAGGATGCTGAAGGCAACCCCGTCTGTGAGATCCTAAACCCCAATATCTGCGTGGATGTTATTTGGACAAACGACCAGCTTCCATCTTGGGAGGCTTCTATTGTATGGGTTAAGCCTTGTGGCGTTCACATCTTCGCTGGATGGGAGGCTGCTTATACGGCTGAATACTGCGCTCTTTACCCCGACTATTGCAATCCTCCCGTTGAGCTTTGAAAAGAGTAAAACATCTGAAAAAAGTTTGGCTATATTACGATAGCCAACCTACTGAAATTACCCTTGCCTTGTGCTTGGGTGTTTTAGTATTCCCCGTAACCTACTTGGAGTTGGGCTTTAGACCCGTTCTTCAATTTATGAGTTTGTTTGCTGGGATTTTTCAGTTGTATTGCGTAGGAGGTAACGACCCCAAGTGTAGGGAGATTGCTTCAGTTTGGACTCTTGGTTGCTTTTTGACTGTTTTGCTTCAGTATGCCTATTGCGGTTATTTGATGAAATCACCTACTCATTGGGGGTGGGCGGTGTTGGCAATATCAAGTTTTGGCACATTGCGCAGAATTAAAATGGAACGACTGACTCGTGGAAAATAATTTAGTAACAATAATCCTTGCCATTGTTGGCGTTCTCGGAGGGGCGGGTGCTTGGCAGTTTTACGCAAAGAAAATAGAATTGAAATACCAAGCCAACAAAGAGGACAATAAGGAGCAGAACTTGTTTCGAGATCAAATCCTTCAAGAACTTGAAAGGGTAAAGACCGAGTTGGCTAACGCCAATTCTCAAGTTTTATCTCTTACGGCAGAGGTATCTACCTTGCGGGAGCGAGTGCGGAATTTGGAAATTGAGAACGATAGGCTGAAATCACGATGAAAGATTGGTTTAAAAAATTAGTTGGCGTGGGGGATGATGTATCCTCCAAGCGTGTTATTGGGGTGCTTGGTGCTTTGGTTTTGATGGGAACGATGATAGCCAATTCCTTTTCACCCCAAGAAATTGCTCCCAGCAAGGAGCTTGTAGAGGCCGTTGAATACCTAACCATCGCAATGTTCTTTGGAACTGCGATTGAGAAATTTGCAAAAAAGTAATGGCAAAGACACAAACCGTTACCTCCTATGTGAGCAATAGCAAGAAACGAAGAAAACACTCCAAGCAAGAAAGCTCCAACAAGAAAAGCAAAAGCTACAAGAAACCCTACAAGGGGCAAGGCCGATGACAAAGAACTTCACTTTAGCGGAACTGACAAAAACGAATACGGGGCTTCCTAACGCACTTCCCGACCATTTGAAGGAAAACCTACAAGCCCTTGCAGATAATGTCTTACAACCCGCAAGAGATGCTTTAGGAGCGATTCAAGTAACAAGTGGCTATCGCTCACCCGAAGTCAATGTCAAGATTGGAGGTTCAAAGACCTCCCAGCATTGCTTGGCTCAAGCTGCTGACCTAAAGTTCAAGGGAGGTAATGACGTTCTTTTTAATTGGATTAAGGACAATACCGACTTTGACCAACTGATTTGGGAGTTTGGCACGGATGATGCTCCAAGCTGGGTTCACGTTTCCTATTCCCCAAGACACCGCAAACAAATACTCAAAGCAAAAAAAATAAATGGACGAACCAAATACCTCCCCTTTTGATGATTGGCTCAATGACTTGGAAGAAATTCCCGTTAACCCGACTTGCTCTATTGATAATCCCGAGTGCGATTCTTGCGGTAGTTAGTGGATGCGGTGGTGCGAAAAGTATCCAACAGAGTGTAGTTGTAAGGGATACGGTGATTGTAACAAAGGAGCGAGTCCTTCACGACACGCTGACAATCCGAAAGGACACGATTCTGTTCCAAGATCGCGTAAAGGTAGAGGTTAAGTATTTACCTGGAGAGAAAATGATAGTTGAGGCAGAATGCCCCTCCGATACGGTGAAGGTTCAAACCATCAAGATTGTGAACCAACCCATCATCGAGAAGAAAAGAAAACTTACTTGGGAAGGGTTGCTTGGATGGACGATTGCCATCCTCTGTATCTTGGTTATCCTACGACAACTCATCCAACAATTAATCAAAAAGCTGTTTTAAGGTGCTTTTCGTGCGTTTTAAGCCACTTAATATAGCCGAGTGGTATGTGCGTATAGGTCAATGGGAGAAAGCCTCTTAAATCAAAGATTCCTGGAAAGAGGCCAAAAAGCCTCTGGGTGAATTTTTTTTTAAAATTATTTGGTGGATAGTACTTTGTTTCATATTTTTTACAACTTAACTTGAGTTATATAACTTAACTTAACTTAACTACCCCCCCTTATAGGGGGGTATAGTATTAGTTAGTATATTTACTTAACTATGACTAAAGAAGAAAAGAGAAAGCATTGGGATCGTATCGAGCGAGGCGAGATACCAGATGACTACCAAAACCCCTTCCTTTCCCATTTTGGGTTTATGGACTACCCATTGGATCATCACCAAGAGAAAACAAGAGAACGACTAAAAAAAAGATATGGCTGTGAATAATCACGAGGGTTGGCATTTTATTTATTGGGATGAAAACCCTAACTTTACCAACGATGACACCAAAGTACTACATAGGCAAACACAAAGGCATTGAAGCCTTTGACGTTGTATTGGACTTCCAGGAGGACAACTACAACCTTGGCACGGCAATAACCTATCTACTCCGTGCCGGAAAGAAACCAAACAATCCAATGGCTCAAGATATCCGAAAGGCTATCGCCCATTTGGAAAAAGAACTTGAACATCAAACCCGCAAATCCGCAAATCACCTTGAGTACTTCGAACACCATACCTCATCCGCAAAACTCAAAGACGATGGAATGGCATTACTATACCAACAAATCAACAAAGAGAAAGATTGACAACCTCCTCCAAGAGGCTGCTGGGTTGTTCGCCAATTGCGAACCAACCTACGAGGCTCGTCAACAAGCTCTAAAGCAAGAGCAAGAGCTTCTCAAACAAATCTATGACCTTGATCCCCACTTCGCAGAGCGATGCGGTTATAAGCGTTGAGGTAGGCAAAGTACCTTCCCTCAACTCCTTCTACGCATCCAAGCATTGGATAGTGCGTAAGAAGGCAAAGGATAAATTCAAGGAGGAGATTCTGGATCAACTCAACCAATACGACAAGGTTGCCTTCAAATGCATTTCCGTCAAGGCACTTGTCAACTACCGCTACGATTTAGACAATTCTATTATGTGCATCAAGTTCGCCCTTGATGCTTTCAAGGAATGGGGAGGCATCCCCGATGACACCAAAGCCTATGTCTGCAAGGTCACTATCGAAGATGACAGTACCTTGCCAAAGGACACCTCAAAAGTTTTTTTCATCCCACGCTTGGAATGTTGAAAAAGTTTTCCATATATTTGGGCAAACCAAATGGAAAACCAAATGATTACAAGAACACAACTCGATTACTGTCCACAAGGTTATCAAGATTTGATAGCCTTCCAGAACGCCAGAATTAAGGCGTTAGAGGACAAAGTGAAAATGCAGAGCTATATGCTTGAGCATTTGACAACCGACCCTGTGATAAAGGCAGAGGCTGAAACAATGGATTGGATTAACGAAAGGTTATTCCGATGAACGACAAAGCTTATATCCAATGGCTTGAGGAGCGCGTTGTGCGCCTTGAGTTAGAACTTGCAGAGAGCAAGAAACGAGAATTCATCAATTTACAAATCAATCAATACAATCAACAATGGCAAAAATCGTAAGCATCAACCCCACCGGACAATGGCAAGACCTCCACAAAATGGAAGTAACATTCGATGACGGACAATCTGGAACGGCATTCTCCAAGACACCATCTCCCTGGTATAGCGTAGGAGATGAGGTAGAGTATTCCCTCAACGCAAAAGGCTCTGTGAAGATCAGCAAAGGCACAGGGGGATATACCCCCAAGCCTTCCTACGGTGGAGGAGGCAACACATCCAAAGATGAGCAAATCGCCAAGAGCGTAGTTTTCAAAGGAGCTATTGACTTGGCCTGTGCTGGTAAGATTAACGTATCGGACATCACCTCGTTTGTCGAGAAGTACACCCCCGTGCTTACAGGCGCAACACAACAAGGAGCAACACACGCTCAACACTTCCCCCAAGAACAACCTTTCTAACCTAACACCCCTCTCCGGAGGGGTTTTTTTATTACCTTTCGGCAAATGCTGAACCACCCCCTCATTGCTAAAACGGGAGACATTATGTCCTACTTGGAGAAGGCTCGGAAGAATCAACTTCCAGAATCCTCCAAGTTTGGGCATCCCGCTATTGATGACTACCTACGCTTCAAGAAGGGAAACCTCATTGTCGTTACAGGCCACGCCAACGTAGGCAAGACCCACACCATTTTGTTTTTAATGCTAAAGCATACCATAAGCAACGGAACAAAATGGTTGGTGTATTCAAGCGAAAACGATGTGCGAAGCATCGTGCGTAAGCTCATCGAGTTTCTGGAGGGGAAGCAAATTCAATACATCGAAGAAGTAAGATTCTACCGCCAATTGGATTTCATCAATGGACACTTTCAGTTCATCGACAACGAAAAGCTGTTTGACGTTTTTGAACTTCTGGAGGTAGCGGAGCAGATGTATGACGAATGGCAGTTCGATGGAATGTTCATTGATCCGTACAATTCGCTTACCATCAACCAAAAGAAATTGGGTAAGGTATCCACTCACGAGTATCACTATGAGGCTACCAGCCACCTTCGCGTGTTTTGTAAGAAGCTATCCTCAATGGTAATAGTTAACACTCATCCGGCAACGGAAGCCCTCCGTAGGCTACACACAGGAAGCCATCCATACAAGGGGCATCCAATGCCCCCAATGGCAAGTGATGTCGAGGGAGGGGGTAAGTTCGTAAACCGAGCAGATGAATTCATAGTCATACACCGTTATACCCAACACGAAACGGATTGGATATTTACGGATGTCCACGTCCGAAAGGTGAAGGAATTAGAAACGGGAGGCCGTCCTACGGCTTTAGAGCAACCCATCCGTTTAGAGTCGATGAAATTCAATGTCGGTTTTATCATAAATTTGGAGAGCATCATCCCTCATAAACCCATCACAAAACAGACCGATGTTCCCTTCTGACCCAACCTTCAACGAGCTACACATCCGCGAGAAGCAGATGCTTCTTGGCGCACACCTCATTTGGCTAAACGACTTGGCTAACCTTCAAGATACCGTAGATGACCAGAACGAGGTGATTAACAAGCTGATTGATCTGGTGGAGGTGGATAGGGTGATGAACTACTTCATTGACTACGAGCGTAGCGTAAACAGATTTCTCAATGAGGCGCGTTTGGAGAACGCCAAGCTGAAGTACGAAAACCAAGATATGAAGCAAACCATAGACAACCTTCAAAAAGCACTTGACAATGCAGCATCAAATCTGTAAAAACTTCCAACCAGGAGAACACCTCCGCAGTAATGCTGGAGAGGTGTTTGAGGTAGTTGCAAGGGAAACCTTTTTTTGCAAGGGTTGTGAATGCAAATTTCCTTATTTTTGTAATGAGATGAAGGAGCGTACCACGCTCACCATACGCAGTCAAAGAGGCGAATGGGAAATGTCACTCAACACACTAAACGAAAAGTACAACGCTGGAGCTATCCAGGAGGAAACAAAGATTCGTACCAAATGGAAATAAAAGAACTCATAGCCGCCAAAGAGCTATTCTTCCGCAACAATAAGATATTGGATGACAACTCCCGCAAACGCCCTATCGTTTACGCACGGACGGCTTTCTCTGTTGCATTCAAAAAGATGGGCTGCGTTCAAATCGCAAGAGTGCTTGGACGTGACCACTCCTCTGTGGTTCACTATATGAAAAGCCACAAGACGTTAATCCAATACAAGGACTATCGAGAGCTTTATGAAAAAGCCCTTGAGTTCCGCAAGGCGTTTCTGGAAAACGATGAGTTGCCTATGATGTCACACCAAGACCTCATTAAAGTCATCCAAGACCTTCGTCAAGAATTAAGAGAAGAAAAAGAAAAAACCGACAGGTTGTATATTTACAAGCAACAGATGGAGAATATAAAGCTAATGCTATGACCTTTAGAATAAGCCCCCTTGTTGGCCTAATGTTTGGAATCAATTGGCTTGATTGGGGCGAGAACGGCTACGAGGAACTCGGCTACCGCTACGAACTCCAGATTGCAGTCGGTTTCTTTATCATCCAAGTTATATCATAATGCTTGAGGCTCTCGCAGAAAAACACAAGGATTGGCTTAAAATGCTAAAATCCTTCGGCTGCGAGAGAAACCTTGCGGAGGACATCGTGCAAGAGATGTACCTACGCCTTCACAAATACGTTGAAGATCCCGAACGCATAATGTACGGGGAGGAGGTCAACACCTACTTCGTCTACATCACCCTTCGTAATATGTACGCAACCATCCAACGGATGAAGCGCAAGGTGACTTTCGTAAGCATAGAGGAGCTTCCGGAGGAGCTTATATACGAAGAACCCAACATCGAATCACTTGAGGAATTTGACAATCTCATTGACAATATCTGGGGTAATGTGGAAGATTGGCATTGGTACGACAAGAAGCTATTTGAAATATATCACAACTCCCCAATGAGCATCCGTAGCATTGCGGAGGAAACCAAAATATCAGCACGTTCTATTTTTAACACTCTCAAGAATGGCAAAGAAAGAATCCAACTCGACTGCGAAGAAGCCTACCAATCGTGGAAGGAAGCCCAAAAAGGCTGAAGGGTTAGGCGATACCATCGAGCAGATAACCACCGCCACAGGCATCAAGGCTGCGGTGGATTGGTTTGTCGAAAAGACAGGCATCGATTGTGGGTGCGAAGCGCGTAAGGAGAAACTCAACAAGATGTTCCGCTACCGCAAACCCAACTGTATGGTCAAGGACGAGTATGATTTCTTTGCTGACTATCGCAAGAGGCGAACCGCCACACTAAACGTCAAAGACCAAGAGGTGCTTCTTAAAATGTACAACCGCATCTTCAACACCAACGAGCAGCCTTCAAGCTGCGGATCTTGTTGGAAGGAGCGAATAAACCACCTGGATGCAGTATTCAGTACCTACGAAGGAGAGTGAGCTTTTTGAGTTCGTCAAGGCGAACTTCCTAAAGGACTTGGCAATGAGCGAGGAGAAATACTCGCGCTACGATTGCTACTCTTTGATGTATGGTATGGATATAGAACTCAAGTGCCGAAGGGCGCACTACGATGATTTAATCATCCAGAGAGACAAGCACGATGCCCTCTTGGAGCGTAGCCTTAAATTCGGAACAAGAGCCGTCTACATCAACTCCACCCCCATAGGCGTATGGGCATTCTACATCAATCGCATCAGCATACGCTGGGAGGAACGACTCCTCCCGCGCAACACCGACTTCGGAGATAGAAGCGACATCCCAAAGATGGTTGGTTATTTAAATATCAACGATGGAATTAAATTGATGTAATATGCCTATCCCAGAACCTACCCCCGCAGAAACGCAAGTTGACTTTATGGCTCGTTGTATGCACGAGATGAAGGGCGAGTTTCCCGACAAGGAACAACGACTTGCCGTCTGCTACGCCTCCTGGCGAGGGGAGTAAAAAAGTTTGCTATTTGTTGAAAAGTTTATATATTTGAATAAACCAACAACAAATAACAAATGAAAAAACCAACTTCACTTGATGACTACAAGGCTTATGCTTTTGGTATCACTTGGGTAATTCTTACCCTCCTCGCTCCATTCGCAATCCTTAAAGCCTTTACCTATGTGTTCTGAATTTGGAGCAATCGACCCTTATGATGCACCCGATAGGTGCGACTACTGCTATGCAGTATTGAACTATCACGGCATCTGCAATGACTGCGACTACGAGGACTATAACGACCTTGACCGATGATTGAATTGTTAAACGGAGAGATGTGGCAGCAAGAGGCTATCCTTGAAAAAATGAAGGATGACAACTTCTACTACGGGCATCTTGGAAAGTATGCCCTCTCATCCTCTGCTTGTAAGCAGATACTCGACTCCCCCAAGCAATACCATTACATCACCAAGTATGGTCAGCAAGAAACGGATTCCTTAAACATCGGAAGGCTTGTCCACCTAATGGCATTAGAGCCTCACCGTATGGAGGAGATAAACGTAGTGGAGGTACAATCAAGAGTCACCAAAGCCTTTAAGGATGCTCCATCTGGTTCTATCACCCGCAAGGAGTACAATGAGGCATCGCGTATAGCGGATGCCCTCTTGCGTAACAGCAGGGCTTTATCTTTCTTCGAGGGTTGTGAGTTTGAAGTACCCGCCATTGGATCAATAGGGGATTTACCATTCCGCGCTAAAGCGGATATGTATGACCCAGACCAGAAATTCATCTGTGACCTAAAGACCACCGCAGACCTTAAGGGCTTCAAGGTGTCGGCACAGAAATACTCCTATGACCTCCAGGCGGCTATCTATTGCAGGTTGTTTGACGTAAGCCCGGAGAGGTTTATTTTCATCGTCATCGACAAGGGTTCTCTGGATGTGGGTATTTATACCATCAAGCCATCGTTTGTAGAACGAGGCGCAAAGAAGCTGCAAGAGGCGATTTCCCTATACAAGCAATTCTTCATAGAAGGAGAGGACTTGGACTCATACACCATAATCGGAGAGCTGGAATGAAAGATCAATTTATGAGGCTTGCTCTTGCCCGTTTACGCAAGGACTATCCATTCTACCCACAGAGAATAGCCATAGCTGCGAATATGTACCGCAGATGGCTTGACCGTAAAATAGCACAATAAGGAGAGGGGAGGGTATTTAGTGTTCAGTTGTTTGGTTTTCACCGCCCTCCCCAAACCTTTAACATCAAAGAGAAATGAAAGTATTGGAATTATTTGCTGGTAGTCGTTCAATAGGCAAAGCCGCTGAAGAACTTGGGATGCAAGTATTCTCATCGGATTTAACTCCATTCGATGGAATTGAATATGCCGTAGATATTCGTGAATTTGACGTAAACAAATTACCATTTGCGCCCGATGTTATTTGGGCATCACCCCCTTGCACTTCGTTTTCGGTGGCAAGTATTGGTAAAAATTGGAATAAGAATGGTAACTCAATAACACCAAAAACAGATGGAGCTATTATTGGTCAAGAGCTTGTTTTACGCACAATTGAGTTAATTGAGCAAATAAAACCGACATATTGGTTTATTGAAAATCCAAGAGGTATGTTGAGGAAAATGCCATTTATGCAATCGCTTCCTATTCGGAATACGGTAACATATTGTCAATATGGCGATCAAAGAATGAAACCAACTGACATTTGGACTAATTGCGAAAAATGGAAACCAATCCCAGCTTGTAAAAATGGTATGCCTTGCCATATATCAGCCCCACGAGGTAGCCGAACGGGAACACAAGGATTAAACGGAAGCTATGAAAGAAGCAAGATTCCGCACGAATTATGTCTTGAAATTTTGAAATCAACACAAAAATGAGCTACGTTGTTATCTATGACAGATTCCTTGATGATGCCACCTGGCTACTTAACGCTCGTAGGACATTTAAAGAAAAAAGAGATGCGCTGATCTTCGCAAGAGATTGCCAGAGTTCAGCCTATACCATTAACGTCAAAATGTATGAGCTATGAGTAAGAAAAACAAAATGTCAACCTATGGATCAAGAACCAGAATGAATCAAAATAGGTCTTCGTTCTTTCAAAACTTCATAGCCCCACAACGTTTTGCAACCCCATTTAGATTGCTTGACCACATAATGCTTGTAGGAAAACACAAGGGAAAGAAACTAAACGATTTAGAAAAATCCTATATCCAATGGATGCACGATAATATGGATATGGGTGGTACACATAGAGCAGTAATCAAAGAAGTATTAAAATCAAAGAAATGACTATTGAAACCTTTAAGTACATAGGTAGCGTTCATCTGCTACCTCACCTATCCATCACCTACGACTCTCACCTCTGTGATGGATGCATCAGCATCGGATGGCTATGGTGGGGTATTAGCTTTGTAAGCAAGAACGAATTGGATTTATGAAGAAGCATACCAAAGTATATTTGCAAGGGATGGGGTATGATACCACCGATTGGATACCTTGCGAGGTGTGCAACAAACAAGCGGTAGACATCCATCATATAGAAGCCAGAGGGATGGGAGGAAGTAACGAGCGAGATACGATTGAAAACCTAATGGCTCTATGTCGGGATTGCCACGTCCGCTACGGAGATATAAAACACCACAAGGAGTGGTTGCAAGAAATCCATCAAAGAAAGTTATTTAAAAGATGAAAGTAGACATCAAAAAGGTTATACCTAACCCCAGCAACCCCCGCATCATCAAGGATGATAAATTCAAGAAGCTGGTAAACTCCATTAAGGAGTTCCCCCAGATGTTAGAACTGCGCCCTATTGTAGTGGATAGCAATATGGTAGTGCTGGGTGGTAATATGCGCCTCAAGGCTTGTCAAGCTGCTGGACTGCAAGAGGTGGATATCCTAATTGCCGACCAACTAACGGAGGAACAGAAAGCCGAGTTTATCATCAAGGACAATGTAGGCTTCGGTGAATGGGATTGGGATCTCCTGGCAAATGAATGGGATGTGGAGGCGTTGACGGAATGGGGATTGGAATTGCCTTTTGACAATACGCCCGTATTGGAAGCAGAGGAGGATGACTACGAAATGCCGAGCGAGATACAAACCAATATCGTACTTGGTGATTTAATAGAGATAGGCCAACACCGACTGCTCTGTGGGGATTCTACCGATAGCGACCAAGTTTCTCGGCTGATGAATGGGGAGAAGGCAGACGTTGCTCACAACGACCCACCATACGGAATGAAGAAGGAGAACGATGGCGTTCTGAATGACAACCTCAACTACGATGACTTGCTTGAGTTTAACAGGCAATGGATTCCGGTTCAGTTTATGAACCTAAAAGAGAACGGCTCTTGGTATTGTTGGGGAATTGATGAGCCTTTGATGGACATATATAGCAACATCTTAAAGCCATACGCAAAAGAAGGAAAGCTATCATTTAGAAACCTTCTAACGTGGGATAAGGGTAGCGGTCAAAGTCAGAACTCCGAAACAACACGAAGCTTCGCAACGGCAGACGAAAAATGCCTGTTTGTTATGCTTGGTGTTCAGGGATTCAATAATAATAAAGACAACTATTTTGAAGGCTTTGAGGCGATTCGTGAATATCTACTGACTCAACGAAACAGGATGGGGTGGTCTTCTTCTGACATTGTTGAAATAACAGGCAAGACATCAGCCACGCACTATTTCAGCAAAAGTCAATGGCATTTCCCCACCCGTGAGCATTACGATGCAATCCGAGCTGCTGCAAAAGGTTCAGCGTTTAATAAAGATTACGATGTGCTTAAAGCTGATTACGATGTGCTTAAAGCTGATTATTATAAAACACGTGCATACTTCAACAACACGCACGATAATATGAACAACGTGTGGCACTTCCCACGTCATAGGAGGGATGGAAGTGAAGGCGGTCACGCAACACCAAAGCCAATCCCACTTTGTGAGCGAGTCATAAAAAGTAGCTGCCCTGATGGTGGCCTTGTGATGGATTCGTTTCTCGGTTCGGGTTCTACAATGGTAGCCGCCCATCAACTTAACCGCAAGTGTTATGGTATGGAACTTGACCCCAAGTACTGCCAAGTGATTGTAGACCGAATGCAGAAACTTGACTCAACGCTTGAAATCAAAATAAACGGTAAGCCGTATGGACAAAACTGAACAACATAAAAAGGCAATGCTTGATGCTCTGGAGAAATCTTTGGGTGTTGTAACTGCCGCTTGTAAGGCGGTAGGCATTGGGCGTACTACGCACTACCTATGGATGCAAGAGGATGCGGAATACAAAAAGGCCGTAGAGGACTTAAACGATGTCGCTATTGACTTTGCAGAAAGCCAACTGCATAAGCAAATTAAAGACGGGAATTCCACCGCCACCATCTTCTACCTAAAGACAAAGGGTAAGAAACGAGGCTATGTAGAACGCCAAGAGATAGAGGCAACGGGAGGTAAGATGTTCCAAATAGAGATTCTTGGCGAAGATTCAAACCAATAAGGTATTCGGACACCTACTACGCTCGGATAAAAAAATCATCGTAGAGCAAGGTGGTACTCGTAGTGGTAAGACCTACAATATCTTGCTATGGATCATTTTTAAGTATACCGAGCAAGAGACGAACAAAACAATAACCATCTGCCGTAAGTCCTTCCCTTCCCTCCGAGCATCTGTAATGAGGGATTTCTTTGATATACTACGAACCCACGACCTTTACATAGAGGAACACCATAACAAGTCCAACCACGAATACTACCTCAACGGAAACCTAATTGAATTCATATCCCTTGACCAGCCACAAAAAATAAGGGGAAGAAAACGAGATCTTCTGTATATTAACGAGGCTAACGAGCTTTTTTACGAGGATTGGCAACAACTTATATTCCGTACAGAGGGGCGCATCATCCTTGACTACAACCCTTCGGATTCCTTTCATTGGATTTACGATAGGGTAATTCCCCGTGATGACTGCGACTTTTTCCAGACCACCTACAAGGACAATAAGTTCCTTGATCAAAGTATCAAGGATGAGATTGAACGCCTCAAGGATACCGATGAGGACTATTGGCGTATCTATGGCTTGGGTGAGCGCGGTATGTCCCGTGCCACCATCTTCCAATTCCAAATAGCGGATGCCCCAAAGGGCAACCTCGTATCGATGGGGCTTGACTTCGGATTCACCAACGACCCCACCTCTTTGGTCAAGGTGTTCAAGGATGGTGATGACCTATACATCCAGGAGCTACTCTATCACACCAACCTCACCAACCAAGACATCAGCGACAAGTTCCACCAACTTGGCCTTACTCGCTATGATGAGATCTGGGCGGATAGCGCAGAGCCAAAGAGCATTGAGGAACTGCATAGGATGGGGTGGAACATCAAGCCCACCGCAAAGGGGGCTGACTCCGTAATGGCTGGGATAGACATCCTCAAACGCCACCGTATTCACGTTGTAAAGGACTCACTCAACGCCATCAAGGAATTCCAGAACTACAAATGGCAAGAGGATAAAAACGGCAACCTCCTCAATCGTCCTATCGATGCGTTCAACCACGCTATCGATGCAACGAGGTATGCTACCTTTAACAGGCTATCCCGACCCAACTACGGGCGGTATGCCATACGCTAACCCAAAAAAGTTATTTAAGTAGGATGAACATCATAGTACCCAACCGCCTTGATGAGCTAACGCTTGGTCAGTATCAACGCTTCCAGAAGCTGGAAGGCGATGAGGACTTCTTGGGGCGCAAGATGGTTGAGATTTTCTGCGACATCAAAATGGATGTCATCAAGAAAATGAAAATGGCTTCCATCACGAAAATCAACGAAGCCCTTCTCAAGGCGTTCTCCACCCGACCAGAATTTAAGATGCGATTCAAAATGGACGGAGTGGAATATGGATTCATCCCCAACCTTGAGGAGATAACATTCGGAGAGCTACACGATATTGAAACCACCATCAGCGATTGGCAGAAGATGAATGAAACGATGGCGGTTCTATACCGCCCTATCGTGCAAAAGATGGGCAAGAGGTATCGCATCAAGGACTACGATGCGGATGCTCTACAAGCCGAGCTAATGCGTAAGATGCCATTGGACATAGTGATGGGTGCGGTTGTTTTTTTTTGCGCTTTAGGGATGGATTTATCAAAAACTTTCCTGACATATTTGGAGAAGGAGATACAGAGCAACTCACAAGCGAATCGCAATTCTCCCACCGTTGGGGCTGGTTTCCCTTATTCTATACACTTGCTCAAGGCGATGCTACCCGATTTGATGATGTATCCAGGCTTAACGCAGCCTTCGCCCTCACCTACCTCACCTTCGAAAAAGACAAAATAGAAACCGAAAACAAGATTCTAAAAAATAGCATAAGACGATGAGAAATTTCTATCTGGTATTGGAGAAGATTAAAGAGGTGCTTGAGGCACACTCCCAAGTCAACGTAGTCACCTACGGGGATATTTTTGACGTAGACCTCAACAAGCAAAGCATCTTCCCCCTCTCCCACATAATGGTCAACTCTGCCACCATTGCGGGGCAGGTGATCCGCTTCAACATATCGGTGGTTGCTTTGGATGTGGTAGATGAAACCAAAGAGGATGTAAGAGACCAACAAGAGCCGTTCTACGGCACGAACAACCTACAAGACATACTCAACACCCAACTTGCAGTTTGCAACGCGGTAGTGAAGGCTTTGGAAAAAGGGAATCTACACTTCGACAAGTATCAGTTGGAAGGCACTCCCCAATGCCTACCCTTCCAAGATCGCTTTGAAAACCTCTTGGCGGGATGGAACTGCACCTTTGATGTGGTTACTGCCAACACCGAAATTTCTACTTGCTGATGATTTGGGAGAATACAAACGCCTACCTTGAGGCTTTCGCTCAAAGGGTATTGCAACAAGCGCAGTTAGAGCTTGGGGCATATCGTACCGTTGACGGCAAGAAGCGAAGAACCGACTCATCTGGAAGATTGAGGGAATCCCTTCCCGGCTCGTATAGCCTAAAGACGATGGAGAACTCAATCGGGCTAAAGTTCTTTGAGAACAACGATGCTTGGAACACATACGGAAAATATGTAGACCAAGGGAGGAAGCCCGGCAAGGGCGTACCCCCCGATGCCTTGAAGGCGTGGATACGCCAGAAGCCTATCAAGTTAAGGGATTTAAAAACGGGCAAGTTTGTCAAGGCAACAGATGCAAAGGTTGACTCATTGGCATTTCTCATCAACCGCAAGATCAAACAAAAAGGCATTGCCCCCACCTACTTTTTCCAAACGCCATTCCGGATAGCCTTTGAGCAACTCCCAAGACAAATCCTTGAGCCATTTGAATTGGATGCCGTTGACTTTTTACGATACACTTTAGACAACTCTATTAAAGAAATCAAATGAGTACCCCCTCTATTAGCCGACCCACCTCTTTGAAGATGGCACGAAGCCCGATATTCTTCACGGGAAAGAATGATGCCCTTACAAATGATTCGCTTGACTCGATGACTCTTGACGTGAAAATTTGGAACGGAACTACCGTTCCTTCAAGCGCAAACTACTCGTTGAGCAAAAGCTACTCCATTAATGAGGTGATTAACTTCGAGATTGCTGACCTTATTCGGGGTGAGTTCCTTCACGACTTTGGCATTTACGATGCTATCTTTTTTGAGCAAAGCCCAATAGGGGAAGCCCTATGGGTGAATGGTACGGGATCTTGGACATACTCCGACAATGGTACTGCCCCAACTACCGCCCCCTGGGAAACGGGAACAACCAATAAATTCCTCTCAACGCAAGGCTGGGCAGATAAAATGAACCCCACCAACCCTGCAATTACGGCTGCGATTCTTGCCGTAGGCCGAGACCGACAAGTGCTATCTTCAAACTATGAAAGCCTTGCTATCTACAATAGCGTGGCTAATGACTTGGGGTCTATTGAGATTGTATGGAACAACGGAGATTCGGATACCTTATACGATACGGACGGAACGTCATATCTTCCTCCAAGTTCTGGAAGCGGAGATACGCAAGACCTTGTAATCTATGCAGGGGTAGGTGCTGCGAATCTTGAAAACAACGCAGGACTCGATAGCCTCATCAAGCCAAGTTCACATAGCGATGGGGATTGGTACGATGTAGTTTTGAAGGACACGGGAGGTACGGAGATTGAGCGAGTGAGATATTATCTGGTATGCGAACCCAAGTACACGCCTTACCAAGTAGCCTTTGTGAACCGTTATGGGGTTGCCGACTTCATCACTTTCTTTAAGGTAAGTACCGAGCAAGGAAATTTCACGGCTGACCAATACAGACGTAGCATCTACCAAGACGGGTTCACCGCGCCCTCTTTGCAAGAGGCGCAATATCAATCCTTCAACGTCAATAGCAAGAACACCATCACGATGAATACGGGATGGGTAGATGAGGACTATGCCGATGTGATAGAGGACATTCTTATGAGTGAAACAACGGCTATCTTGATTGACGGAAGCTGGGTTGCAGCACAACCCCAACGTGGTAGCATCGACTACCAAAAAGCAGTCAACCAAAAGGTCATCAACTACACCCTAACCTTTGACATTGCGTTTAACGAGAGAAGCCTCATCCGATGAACCAAGTAGACATCTACGTTGGTGACTACCGTCTTGACCTTTTCCAGGATGAGGACATCACCATCAACCTCAACATCCAAAACGTACAGGACATCTCGAAGGTCTTTACTGACTTCACCCAATCGTTTACAGTACCCGCAAGTGGGTACAACAACGAGGTGCTTGGTCAGTATTACCGAACGGATGTGGAATCCTCACGCATCACCACCAGCCGAACCATTAGCGGTCAAACGCTTTTCAATGGATACAACGCAAGGGTACTTACTGCGGGGGGTGTTGTGGAAGCTGGGGCTTGTTGCATCAGCGCATTGGATGCACTTGGAGGCTCTTATGCCTCCACGTCAACGGCTAACTCATTTGACTTCCGTTTACGCCCTTCAGCAAGAATCGAAATAAACTCACTCCCATTTCGCACGGGGGTGGTACAATTAGAGTCGGTACAACTGAAAGGCACAGAGCCATACGCTTATACGCTTTCGTTCTATGGGGATTTAGTAAACCTAACAGACCTATTCGGGGAGGACTACCTCTACGACTTGGATTTAAGTGCGTATGACCACACCTACGATGGTGCTACCATCCAATCGGGGTTCGACCAGAATGCTCTATTTAGCGGAGATGTGTTTTACCCATTGATGAGTCCGGTGCGGAATTGGGTGTATAACGTATCAAGTTCAAGCGACCCACGCCACGAGGATGATATTCAGTTTGTCACAGGACACGCAGGACACCATCACGGAATCAAGTACTATGAGGTCAAACCAGCCATCAAGGTGACAAAACTCCTTGAAGCTATTGAGGCAAAGTACGGGATCACCTTCGGAGGTACTTTCATCACCTCCTCCCCATTTGATCAATTGTATCTCTGGGCGCATCGCTTCGAGGGATACCTCTACGATGCGAGTACGACTATTGATTGGCAACTTGTCAATATGAATCGCAACACGGGTAGTGGTAGCCAATTTAATCTCACTACGGATACCTGGACGGTAGAAACAACCGTTGAGTACCAATTGAGGGTTCAAGTGCTTAACTCCTCCTCAAACTACGAACTTGGCTTGTTCCAGAACGGAGTGCTTGTAGGTACGGCTCGTGAGGATGCCAACGCAGGAACGAATACCACATTCTTTGATGGTTATATCTTCAACGATGGGGATGAGATACAATTAAAGATACGCCCTCAAATAGCCACCAATATGACCTACCAGGTCACGGACTATACAGCATACGACATCAACCCCTCAACGGGGTTGCCCGTTACGCAACAATTTGAAGTAGACCAAAGCCTTTCTGCTTCCTATTCGTTCCAACTTGTGATGAGTACGTTGATGCCAGAGATTAAGGTTGCGGACTTCCTTGCTGGGATCGTCAAGATGCATAACCTTGTCATCTTACCCACCTCCTCAACGAATTTCAACCTCTATACCCTTGAGGATTATTACGCATCTGGAACGGAAACGGATTTCCAGAAGTACCTCAACATCGAGGATATGGAGGTCAAAAGACCTCCCCTGTATCGTAGGATACAATTCAACTACCAATCCACCGAGCAGATTCTTGGCTTTGAATACAAGAACACCAATGTGGTAGGCTATGGGGATTTGAATCAAGATTTCGCCTTTGAGGGTGAGGAGTACCGCGTTGAACTTCCGTTTGAATGTCCTTTGTTTGAGAGGTTAACGGATATTGATGCGGGTACGCTTACGAATATATTGGTGTACAAATCTCAAACGAGAGAGCCAGATACGAGCGCAGAGAACCGATTCCAGAAGTATCTCGGTGCGCCCATTCTTATTTACGGAGAGTTTGGACTTGACATTAGTGCCAATCCTATCTCGTTTGTAGATGAGACCGACACAGAAACCCAAGTCAATGAGGTATGGTATGCCAACACCTCAAGCACCTTTGGAGGTGCGGGTACTGCCAAGACCTTGACCTTCGGATCGGATGTTGACCCTTACTATTTGACATCCATCGGCTCATCCCTCTACTCGGAGTATTATAGCGACTACCTAACGGACTTATACAATAGCAAGAAGCGAATCATCAACGTGAGCGCACAACTGCCGTTAGGAGCGATAATAAACCTATCCTTGAACGATTTGCTCATCTTCAACAATGTGAAGTACAAAATCAATTCGGCAACCATCAGCCTCGCCTCCGGCAAGGCGCAACTTGAATTACTCAACGAGGTATGACAAAGGGATTAGTTAGTTATTTAATTGAGGTACTCCAAGCCGATGCACACATCGGCATCTCGGAGAACGTAGAAATTGCAAAGGGAAAATATCATCTTCCAACCAATTGGAAGGAAGCTAAAAAAGTAATACGCAGACAATGGCTGAAACGGTAGAAGTAGAAATTAAAGTCAAATCCAATATTGACAAAGAGACCGAGAAGGTAACGGAAGGTATTGGTAAAATTCAAGACAAGGCGGATAGTGCTGGAGAAAGTTTTACCACCCTTGGCGAAGCCGGGAAGGGTGGACTTGACATTATTGATGAAGCCTTTGGAGGGATAGGATCAAGAATCGTAAAGGTTGTACAAGGTGTTAAACAGCTTGGTGCTGGTCTTATTTCATCTTTCAAGGCAGGTATTCAAGGAGCAAAAGGTCTAAAGACCGCCATTGCTGCAACGGGGATTGGTCTTTTGGTAGCTGCCGTTGCTACGATTGCAACTTATTGGGATGATATCGTAGGATCTACAAAAGATGAGGTGAGTGCGATTGATGAAGCTATTCAATCTGCTGCGAGAATGAGGGAGGAGCAACAAGCTATTTTAAACATCCTACTCAATAGCGATAACATTCTTCGTGAGCAAGGTAAAACGGAGAAAGAGATATTAGAACTCAAAAAGGCTCAAACGGAGGAAACCATCAAGGCATACGAGGCAGAGGTTGCGATATTAAAAGTAAAGGCCGAACAGCAAAAAGAAGAAGAAGCTGCTTTGAGAGAGGCTTATGAACAATTTGTTAGAGTAGGTGGCTCTCTTGGTGGGGGTGGGAAAGTTACTGAATCGGGATTTCAAAAATTTGCCGAAGCAGAAGGTTACTCTTTTGAAGCCGCTAAACAACTTGCAGAAACAGAAGCAGCTTTAAATGCATTAAGGAACACAGCAGCAGGATATCGATTGAGTGAGCAAGAAGCCGATAAAAAGGCAGCAGAAGATGCTGCTAAAACCCGAAAGGACAATTATGAGAAGGCTCAATCTGATTTAGAGAGACACAACCAAACACTCAAAAAGCTACAAGATGATGCTCTAAATACACGAATGAGCAGAATTGAAGCGGAGGAAAAAGATGATTTAGTAAGGGAGAACTTGAGGTTTGCAAATGAGGGTAAGCGTTTAACTGCCCAACGTGCTGATGAAATCAAAGAAGCAAAAGGCAATCGTGAACTCATTAGTGCTATCAATGCGAAGTACGATGAATTGGCTTTAACAGCTCAACAAACCCACAACAACAATATAGCTTCTATCAATGAAGCAAGGGAGCAAGAGGCGTTAACAAGAACTCAAAGAGCAGAGGACTTAAAACTTGAATTTATGCAAGAGGGGCAAGAGAAAGAACTTGCAGCTCTTGACATCAAGTATGAACGCCTAATGGCTGCGGAGGTAGGGAATGCAGAAGCATTAATCGCTCTGGAAAAGCTAAAAGCGGGAGAGATTGCAGCCGTACAAAAGAAAGCTGATGATGCTGAAATAGCGCGTATCCAAGCTTTGAATGACTTCAAGATTCAAGCAGCCCTTGATACAATCAATGTATTCAAGGACTTCAATGCATTATTTGACAAGGATAACGAGGAGGCAGCAAGAAAGGCATTTCTACGAGAAAAAGCCTTGAACCTTGCCGAGACGGTCATCACAACCTACACCGCAGCGCAGAAGGCATATACCTCTCAATTAAACCCACTTGACCCAACGTCTTTAGTACGCGCACAGGTAGCTGCGGGTATCACTCTTGCGGGAGGCTTGGCGAGAGCAGCAGCTATTGCAAAGCAGAAGTTTGAACCAAGCGGAGGTAGCACAAGTGTGCCTTCCGCTATACCTTCCCAATCAGTACCAAACGCTCAAGCCATTACTCCCCAATTTAATATTGTGGGTACATCTGGAACGAACCAATTGGCGCAGAGCATCGGAAGCCAATTTGACCGACCTTTACGAGCCTATGTCGTAGGAGGCGATGTAACCACCTCACAAGAACTTGAACGCAAAAGAATCAAAATAGCAACATTCGGATGAAACTAATCGAACTAATCATTGACGAGAACGAATTCTTCTCCGGGATCAATGCCATCTCTTTGGTAGAATATCCAGCCATTGAGGAGGACTTCATCGCCCTCAATAGTCAAAAAGTACAATTCGCTACCCAAAATGCCGAGAAGCGCATCCTAATGGGTGCGGCTCTTGTTCCCAATAAACCCATCTACCGCAAGGATGGCGAGGAGGAATTTTACGTCTACTTCACCAAAGACACTATCCGCAAGGCGAGTGAGATGTTTTTCCAGAAGGGAAACCAAAACAACTCCACCCTTGAACACGAGGATAGCATCGATGGGATGAGCGTGGTAGAAAGCTGGATCATTGAGGATGAGGAGAAAGACAAGAGCCGTATGTACGGCCTTGAACTTCCCGTTGGTACTTGGATGGTATCGATGAAGGTCAACAACCCCGATATCTGGGATAACTACGTCAAGACAAACAAGGTCAAGGGATTCTCTATTGAGGGCTACTTTGCCGACAAGGTGAATATGAGCCGTAACCCACTTGCCGAAATTGAGGAGCAAGAGGCGGCACTCATCCTATCCTCCATCGTTGGAATCATCAAGCGCGATGGTAGAAAGAAAAGCGGTAAGCGTTTGGAGATGGAGTCGTATAGCGACTACCCAGATGCCGTAAGAAACAATGCCAAACGAGGCATTGAACTCAACGAGAAGAACGGCAACAAGTGCGCTACCGATGTGGGCAAGATAAGAGCGCAGCAATTGTCACAGAAAAAACCTATCAGCTTGGAAACGATTACTCGGATGTACTCCTATCTCTCAAGGGCGGAGGAGTATTACAACGAGTCCGACTCATCTGCCTGTGGCACTATCTCCTACCTTCTGTGGGGAGGTAAAGCGGGTAAGCGTTGGGCAGAATCTAAACTCAAAGAACTCGGCAAACTATGAGACCACCTAAAGTAAACAACGCAGCACCCAAAGGCTCAAAGCGTGGGTGCTTGTGCAAGGACAAAAATACCTATTCCCGTAAGTGTTGTGACGGTAGCCTATGGGCGCAAGGGATAGGCAATGTAACCTTGCCATCCTAAAAATGTAACAAAACAACCACCCATAGTCATTTATTTAGAAGCAATTCAAATTATGAAGGCACAAAACGTATTGAACAAAATCTTGACCGAACTCGCATCAATCCGCAAGGTAGAGTTTGCTCAAATGAACCTTGAGAACGGTACAGTTCTGGAGGCTGAAGCGTTTGAGCCAGAGAACGAGGTATTCGTTATTTCTGGTGAAGATCGCGTACCCGCACCTGTCGGGGAACACAAATTGGAAGATGGTAAAATTCTCGTTATTGTCGAGGAAGGAATCATCTCCGAAATCAAGGAGGTTGAAGCTCCCGAAGTTGAGGAAGTAGAGATGCAATCCGAGGAAGCCGTTGCGGTTGCCGAGGAGGTTGCTTCTGAAGTAGCTGATGAGGCTGCTGATGCAATCAGCGAAGAAGTATCTGCTGCCATTGAGGTTGCAGTTGCTGAAGCACTCGTTCCTGTTGTGGAGGAAGTTGCTGCCGAGATGAAGAAGCTCCGCGAGGAATTGGCATCTGCCAAGACCGAGATGGCTGCTATGGAGAAGAAGTTCTCCTCTCAATCTGCTGCTCGTCCTATCAAGCACAACCCTGCAAAACCCGAATCTAAACAAGCAATGTTCTCATCCAAGCGTCAACCCAATACGCTTGACCGAGTATTAGCAAAATTGAACAACTAATTTTTTTTATTTTTTAAAATGGCTACGACCACTTCTATCACGACTTCATACGCTGGGCAGTTTGCCGCAAAGTATGTATCTGCTGCCCTTTTGAGCGCAGACACGTTGGACAAAGGACTCGTTGAGATCCTTCCTAACGTAAACTTCAAGACAACCTTGCAGAAGGTTGCTACTGATGACATCGTTAAAGATGCCACTTGTGACTTTACACCTACCTCTACGCTGACCTTGACTGACCGCGTATTGGAGGTTGAGCCTTTCCAGGTTAACCTTCAGCTTTGTAAGAAGGACTACTACGATTCTTGGATTGGTTCTCAAATGGGCTACTCTGCTTACGATAGCATCCCCGCTTCTTTCAGCGACTTCTTGATCGGTCACGTTGCCGCCAAGACCGCCCAGAAGATCGAGCAAAACATCTGGCAAGGCGTTAACGCTACTGCTGGTGAGTTCGATGGTTTCACTACTTTGATGGCTGCTGATGCAGACGTTGTAGACGTAGTAGGTACTACCGTTGACGCTTCTAACGTAATCACTGAATTGGGCAAGGTTGTTGATGCTATCCCTTCAGCACTTTACGGCAAAGAAGACCTCACGATATACGTCAGCCAAGGCACAGCCAAGGCGTATGTCCGCGCTTTGGGTGGCTTCGGTACTTCTGGCTTGGGTGCTAACGGTGTTGACAACAAAGGCACTATGTGGTACGGTCAAGGCGATTTGTACTTTGATGGTATCCGCGTTGCTATGGTTAACGGTATGCCTGCCAACAAGATGGTTGCTGCTCAATCTTCTAACTTGTTCTTCGGTACAGGTCTTGAGTCTGACCGCAACGAGGTTAAGGTATTGGATATGGGTGACTTGGACGGCAGCAATAATATTCGCGTTATCTTGCGTTTCCTTTCTGGTGTGAACTATGGCATCGGGGCGGACTGCGTACTCTACAGTTAATTTATCGTAATTGATTTAACCTCAAGGGGGTGAGGGTTCTGCCCCGCCCCCTTTTTTATTTTAAAACACTATGGCTTGTAATTTAACCGCAGGACGTGCAATCCCTTGTAAGGACGTAGTTGGTGGCATCAAAGCTGCTTACTTCGTTAACTACGGAGATTTAGGCACACTCACCTTGACAAATGACGAGGTGACAGATATGAGTGGAACATTCTCTGCTTATAAATATGAACTTAAGGGTGCTTCCAACTTGGAGCAATCCTTCAACTCAAGCCGTGAAAACGGCACTACCTTCTTCGAGCAGACGTTGACTTTGCAGTTCACCAAGCTTTCAAAGGAGGATAACAAGGAGTTGAAGCTGATGGCCTATGGTCGCCCTCACGTTGTAGTCCAGGACTACAATGACAATTGCTTCTTGATGGGAGCTGATCACGGAGCAGAGGTTACGGGTGGCACTATTGTTACCGGAACTGCTATGGGTGATTTGTCTGGATATACCTTAACTTTGACGGCACAGGAAATTCTTCCCGCAAACTTCATCGCAAGTCCTACGGCTGCTGACCCATTCGCTGGAATGGCATCTGCTACGGCTACGATTGTTGAGGGTACGAACTCCTAACATTTCTTTCATTTGGTAGGGAGAGGGGGCATTAGCCCCCTTTCTTTTGGAATAAACTTTTGCGTTTTGGTTATTTAATTGAGATGCATATACTACAAGAATCGGAATCCACTCAATCTATTATCATCGTACCACGCTCCTATCCTGGTAGCGTGACCTTGCAATTGATAGATGAGTCGACAAACACAACGGCTACGCCCTCCGTTAGCGTGTCCTCTGCGGATGGTTTTATGACCATCTCTGGCACTTTCTCCGTAAAGAATGGGCGGTTCTATGGTTTAAAGGTTTTGGATGGCTCTACGCTCATTTATCGAGATAGGGTTTTTGTTACCGCACAAACTAACTTTGACAAGTATACGGTCAATCAAGGGGCGTATATTGAGGAAAATTCCTATGACAATGAATTCGTGATTATATGAGCAAGTTCCATTTTGTAAACCTATCGAGCTACACCTCTCCAGAGATTAAGGAAGTGAGCAACCGCGATTGGGTAGAGTATGGGGATAGCAATGACTACTTCCAATACCTTATTGACCGCTTCCAGGGTAGCCCTACCAACAACGCTATCATCAACGGCATTTCCGAGTTGATCTATGGCAAGGGATTGGATGCTACGGATTCAGCGCGTAAGCCAGAGGCGTATGCCCAAATGAAGTCGCTTTTCAGCAAGGACTGTATGCGTAACGCAGCTTCCGACTTTAAGATGCTCGGACAATGCGCTTTTCAAGTCATATACTCCCAAGACCACTCAATGGTCACAGAAGTCTACCATATGCCCGTTGAGAGCCTACGAGCCGAGAAGTGCAACGAGGAAGGCGAGATTGAGGCTTACTACTACGCGAAGGATTGGAATGAGGTAAAGAACAACAAGGAAACACCTCAACGCATTCCCGCTTTTGGTTTCTCAAACGAGGGTATTGAGATTCTATATGTCAAGCCCTACCGCGCGGGATTCTATTACTATGCCCCTGTGGACTATCAAGGAGGTTTACAATATGCCGAACTTGAAGAAGAAATGGCAAACTTCCATTTGAATCAAATCAAAAATGGGCTTCAGCCGTCTATGTTGCTGAACTTCAACAACGGAGTTCCAACGGAGGAGGAGCGTTACATCATCGAAAACAAGGTAGCGGAGAAGTTCTCTGGAACTTCCAACGCTGGTAAGTTCATCCTTGCCTTCAACGATAACAAAGAGTTAGCGGCTACCATTGAACCTGTGCAAATCAATGATGCGCATCAGCAGTACGCGTTCTTGGCAGATGAGTCAATGCGTAAACTGATGGTTGCTCACCGCGTAACATCTCCGATGCTCTTGGGTATTAAAGACCAAAGCGGGTTGGGTAACAATGCGGATGAGTTAATGACTGCTTCGCAGTTATTTGACAACATCGTAATACGCCCGATGCAAGAAACCATTCTTGACGGCTTGGACAAGATCCTGGCTTACAACGACATCTCTTTGAATCTATAT